TGCAACATAACCATCTTTAATTTCGTCAAAGCCATGCCCTTTTGCTCCTGCACCTGCTCCGCCTTCAACTAACTTGGTTATTTGTACTGCCTTTAATCTCAAAGACACACCTGCTCCCGCCATTGCGGTGTAGTAAGGTATCATGTCTGCTGAAATTTTCATTTCAGAACCAGACCATACTTGCTCTTTCATTGGTGTGCCTTTGCTATCAAAAATTGGTATCTTGATGTCTATTACGTCACCAGATTTCATCATAATTTTTGCTTTAGCTTTGAATTTGAAGATGATATTGCCAGTTGGTTTACCCTCAATATATTCTTCTTCAAAAGGCATGTTTGCTGTTTTAGGTTCTTTACCTTTAGTTTTTTCTTTAGCCATTTCTAAAGACTTTTTCATTTCTTCTTTAATGGATTTAATTACTGTTTGAGCTTCTGACCCTTTTAGAATGAGGTTAGTTTTAAAGTGTCCTCCATTCTCTTTATCAAATTTAGTGTCAGGCGTGTTTAGCCAACAGTATTGAGAAACACCCACAGGTGTTACTATCTTATTGTATGTTTGTTTAGTCATTATTTCCTTATTGTTATTGTTCTCAGTGTTTTCTCCATGTTGATTATTCTAATAGTGTAACTTTACTATCCGATAGTGCATAGGTTTAGGCAAAGAAAAACTTGGATTGATGTAGTAAAGCTAAATTTAAATCACCACTTTCAGGTATTGCAGGTAATTTATTTCTAGTTTCATCAGGCAATAATTGCCCAACATCTAATTTAAACTTTGTAAATAAGTCTTGACTAAAAGTATCTACAAAGGCTTCTCTTATGCTTTGATTAAGTTTATCTATATCACAAGCGTGTGTAGCAAAACTATCATGCACATTGCAAAAACTATCAATACCTTTTGCTTTAGCAATATTAACAGTCTTAACCATACAAGCACTATCTAAGCTATGAACATAGTTAGCCGCTACAGCATTTCTACTTCTTAACTTATCAGTTTCTTTTGTTTCTTGTTTTATCTGCGGTGCAAACACCTCACCCATTAAATGAGACCTTACTCTTTTACTTTTCATTTCTGGGTAGTATTGAAACACAGGAAAGCCTACAGGTGTAACCCAATGTATAGGTATTCCTTCTTTTGCAATTATCTTTGCATTGTTTTGTAGATAATCCATACCTACCCTAGCTGATTTTAAATTCTCACCTATACTAGCCCATATTATTTTAGATAAATATGTTGCAGGTTTAAACATGTCATCAAAAGGGTGCATTTCTCCTTTGTCTTTTCTTTTGGTTAAATCTTCCACTACAAAGTCAGTGCAAGAGTATCTAGTAGACCCATAACAAATTGTCATAATAGGTCTTTTACATGTAGACCGTTTGACACCATACTCTAACCATTTTTGTGCTAATGGGTCGCCTTCACTAGCTTTAACTTTTAAAGTTTTAATAACTTCGTTAGCTACTAACTGGTAGATGTCTTGTGGTATTTCACTTGGTAAGCAGTTAACTAATTTACCTGCAACTTTATCTTTTAATAACAAAGAATAAATTTGTAATCCATTGCAAGAACCATCTACGTTAACAGGTATATGAGAAATAAACCCATCACCTGTTTCATGGTATCTTTTCCACTCATCACAAAATGCAAGAAATTGAAAAGGATTATCTGCGTCCTCCCATTTACGATTAGCAATAGGGTCTTCAGCACATTCTTTAATCCATGCTAAATTATCATAAGACCATTTTTCTCTATCTTCAAATGATACCTTATCATTACCCCACATATTAGAACCGTGAACAGCTAACCAAAACACACCTCTATTTTCTGTAGTAATAGGTTTACCTAATGAAAAATTAAGCAATGCTTTAGCCCCATTGATAGACTGATAGTTAAGAAATGCAGGTACACAATAAGCTCTACCTCTAAAATCTAATTGTAGAGGAAAGAACAAAGTAGCATATTCTTTAAACTTCTCTGCTAACCATATAATCTTAGCGTATAGAAGCCTTTTAGAGACCATACGGTTGTTTTCTGTATGTACTATGACACTTTCCTTCTTAAACTTTTTGAGTGCCTCTGGGTTGGTCTCAATGTCATGTGGTTTATTTGGTAAATCTAGGTTTTTAATAGGTGGCATACCTCCTATAGATAAACCCTTGTCCCATGCGTTTTGCATAACACCAAGAATAAACTTATTAATTTTATAAGCTGTTCCTTGCATTAAATTGACTGCTGTTGTTACTTCAGGCATAGCAAAGGCTTCTAATTCTTTAGTGAATTTCTTACCTTTTTGTTTAACAAGGTCTAATTCTGGCATTTCTGATGTCCAATAACCGTGTCCGACTACTTTACCGTCCTCTACAGATTTTGGAGGCATAACCATAGGCAGGTATTCTGGGTTTAATAGCTCATTAAACTTATTACGGTTATTAATCCATTCTTTTGTTTTTGCAGTCTGTTTAATAACTTTAACAGTCTTGTGTTTGTGTTGTTCTGTAGCTATTTCTACAAGTCCTGTACTAGAAATAAGCAAAGAAACAAGCTCCATTCCAACGTGTAGTTTTTCAGTAGTAGTCCACTCTTCCCACTGCATAACTTCATCACGTTTTGCACTTTCTCTTAATTTTCTTCTTTTATAATTATAGTTCCAAGACCTTTTGTCTAAGTCTTTTTTAACTGTCTCGTATAACTCTGGGTTTAATCCTTTAAAATTTTTAAGACTAATCTCAGTTTCAATTCTACCACCTAAAGTAATAGCGGTAGCTGTAAGATTTTTAGTATTAGTAATAGTATTGATTACATGTTTTGCCGTTATCAATGCTACAATTTTAGGGTCTACTTGGGAAATATATTTGAGAGCAATGGGTGGTTTGGAATGAACATTTGATATTGCATGTTCTACCCATTCTGCAATAGCTATTGCTAATGGACGTATTGTATTTGCTACAATAACTTTACCGTAAGACGTAACGCTTTCCTCTTCACGTTCTATGTGTGACAGCCTTCTCTTATTTGTGCGGTTCTTTCCAAGTTCAGCAGACATCTTTTCAGTTTGTGTCTGGTCTTGATACGTTGGCATTATTTCAAGTATCTTCATGTATTCTCCTTATTATTGATTGATGCAACTGCGGAATGACTTACAAATTAAGTTCACTCCTTTGCTATTTTATTAGAGGTGTGATAGAGAATAGTTGTTGTGTTTACTTACAAAAACAAACTAAAGGCAACGTGGCGGAATGGTTACGCAGAGGATTGCAAATCCTATTGCACCAATCCACAAGTAAATACATCACTTTTATTATCGTTGTAATTACACATAACCCAACTATCCTCTAATCACTACTTTTCCTTATGTGGAATTATTAATTCCATTAAGGACACTTACTGCTCCCATTAAATTATTAGGTATTAAATGAGAGTATCTTTTTATCATCTTCCATGACTTGTGACCTAACATTTGACCAATCATGTGTAATTCAACTTTACCAGATTGTGCCAAACGTGTTGCACAAGTATGTCTTAAACAATGAATGACAAACTCTTTGTCGTCTTCTAAATTCATTGCTTTTCGCAAACGTCTCCAAGTGTTTTCACAAGTCCAATACTTTAAATGTTTAAACACAAGGTCGTTTCTTTCCGCATTGTTCAACAGTTTAACAACGATTGACTTAGCACGTTCTGTTAGTGGCACACCTCTAGGCTCACCATTTTTAGTGACCGTAGCAGGTAGGTTAACAACATAGTTTCCATTGTTGTTATGAACCATTAACTTCTTAATAGATAACGCCTCGCCAAGTCTCATACCTGTATCAATTAAAAACAAATAAAATTCCAAATAGTCAACCATATTCCATTCAGTTAACAATCTGATAATTTCTTGCTCTTCCATTGGTTCAAGGTATCGTTCTCGACCATTGTCCTCTTTTTGCCATTCAATGTGAGGCACTCTATCAAGATGATAGATAGATTGTCTCTGATTGGCAAATCTTAACATCTTACTGATTGATGAAAGATAACGATTGATAGTAGCAGGAGCAAAACCCCTGTCTTCTAACGTGTCCACAATGTTTTCAATGTGGGTATCGTTAACTTCAGTCACAAGCATTCCACGACCTAACATAGTAATTATTGTATCAGCTCGTTTTGATTGCAACTTTTCCCAACCTTTAAGAGTTAATTTGCGGTGTATCTCCGTTAACAACTTTACATTTCGTTGTTGCATTAGTACCTCCGCTCATTGTTATTTGACCCATTCCAAAAGAGTTGAGTAAACTCTTCTGCCTTTTGCTGTAAGACGTACAATCTTTCTACGTCTTTCCATTGGGTCTTCAAAAGCCTCTAATAGACCTATCCCTGTCTTTTTGTGTCTGTTAATGTCAGATAATTTATAAACATTCCTAGACACTGAAGACTGAGCTATGTCTAAATCTTCACTTATTTTTTGCATTGATATTCCATCTTTGTCGCCGTAAACGCCAACAAAAAAAAATACCGCTACAGCTTGAGCTTCGATTTGAGCATCAAACTTACGCATCTCCTCTATAATCTTTAATAGATTTAATCCGCTTTTCATCTTCTCCCTTTCTTACTTTCTAATGTTGTCTCTTGATTTACAAGTGAAGACAACCACACTTAAAACAATTACGATATAAATATTCTCCAATACGCAATATCAATAATTGTTTCATGTTTTGATTTACTTACATTAAAAGTATTCCATTTGGAATACGTTTCAGTATAAATATTAAATAAACCTAATTTAATGTCCATTTATACTCCTTAGTTAAGTTTATAATTCAGTAATATAGTTTGACAGATGTCCACCAAGCTACACCCCAAAAATTATAAACATTTTTAGTTAGTAACAATTTCCCTCCTTTGCTTTTTAAGAAATTTACAACAATCCATTAGTGAATTAAATCCAATAATGGCAGTTTTCCACATGTTGTATACACCGTCTAGTAGTAGTGGACGGCGTTTCGGCTATTGAAGCCTCTTCAGTACAACTTTTAGTTACCCATTAGTCCTCCAGTGTTGATTTTTGGATTTCATTTGTAAGATTAAACAATGGAGGGTTATTTCCCTCGATAACTCTTTCTATTAAGTTAACAGCTTTGTAAGCCACCTGATGTGGTGACAATTCATCATAATGTTTTAGCGACCTTGTCCTTACCAGAAATGATAACACTTGTTTTTTTAGTTTTTGATGCACCGTCTAGTCCTTTTGTTGATTGAGTTTTATTTCCAAATATATCGTTCCACCCCTTCCGATATTTGTCAGAAGGGATATGAACGCCGTCTCGTATTTTATACGATTTAAACCCCGACAAGGTGAGCCTCTTTCTCTTCAATAGCTTTCCATTTTGCTTTAGCTGTTGCTAATTGTTTTTTAGCGTCTACTTTTAAACCTGCTTCAAGTAAATCCCACAAAGTAAGATTTTCATTCCACAAGTTTTTTTTCTTTAGGTCACGCAATCCGACAACTACAAGACCTAATTGTTTTTTATTTAGCATTTAAACTCCGTTAGTTGATTGAAAATAAAAACGCCGTCTAGTCCTTAGGTTACAAAACCTAATCAAGTTTTGACGGCGTTCTTAATTATTTATTGAAGTATTTTTGTTTCCATTTTGAAAGTTTATCTTCAGCAGATAAAACTTCCATCTCTGCAAACGCTTCAGTAAATATATGCTCTTGGCTATCTAAAATGGCTCTGCCGTTCTCAGTGTAGCCAAGTGCATTTATTTTGATTTCCTCAAGTTCGCCTTCGATTAATTGGCAACCTAGCCCAATCATCAAGAGACAAATTTTTTAGGAAATCTCAAAACCTGCCCCGTAGTTGGGACAGGCTTTTTTTGTTTTGTAGCTCTCAAAGACTTTCTAACTATGCTAATGACGTTTGTTGCTTCATAGCATTTTAGAAGCTCTTGAGGGCTGAAGAGTGACAACTGCTTCACGCAGTTAGCCAACCTTCTGCAATAGCTTCATGGAACAGTTTTAAACGCTCCAAGCCTTTTGCTTTTGCGTATTTGTCAAAGTGCAAATTTTTTGCAATGTTGTCTTTAAACTTTGCAACGCTTTCTGCTCTTTGTATACGCTGAACACATTTTGCAATTTGCATGAGTGGTTCTCCGTATTGTTGATTGATTGATTAGTTGCACACTTGTAGGTCTACCCTTGACATAACAATGGGTTTCTTTCCCCAACGTATGCAACAGACAAGGCGGAAAGCTCCGCCCTGTTTCGGCTATATAAGCCTCATCAGTGTTGCTGATTGTTTATTATTAGTGACCTGCTTTTGAATAACCGCCGTTTAATCTTTGACGCTCCGCAAGTCTTTCATTTCTGAATTGTTGCTCTTTTTGTGCCTCTTCGTCTTTCCATTTTTGGAAATATTGGCTTTTTAAATCTTCCTCAATTACATTGTTTGAGCCGTTTAAGTCTGCCAATTTATAAAGACCTGCTTTAATCTTTTTTCTAGTGTCTGCAATACATTCACCCAAAAATTGATTTCTGTATTTGCCTGTAGTTACTGAATAATCCCAGTAATTCTTATCAAGCGTTATGCAGTCAAAATTCTTTTTAGCAATAATAGTTTGATAAGATTGAAAAAAAGTATTTCCAAAATCATCATGTATTATATTTTGATTTGCAACAGGTCTTCCGCTTCTTTCACTTGTCATTTGTTCAATGTTCATAGTTATTAACTCCGTGTTGATTGATTGATTTGATTGCGTTGGCAATCTGTAAACACTTAAAGACAAGCTCTGAGTGTTTGCAGATTATCAACCGCAAATTATGGTTCAGCCTACTTTGCATCTCTGCAACCGCCTCCAAACCGTGAGGACTGCCCGCAACCCGTTAGGATTGTTTTACACACCATTAAAGACTTACTCGCCCAGATAATGTTTTTTGCAGGGTATCGGTATCGCAACACCCACAGGTCAAACTCTACGCTTTCGAGGTCTGAACCTGCAACACTCACCGTGTGTGGCTCTTGTTTTTTGTATGTAGATAAAAAACAGTAAAAAAATAATGTAATTAACCTCTATATTATCCACCTGTGCATGTCAACACTTAGAAGCAAAAAAAGTTAATTTTTTTTTATGTTGTTAAATAAGGCTTATTTTACCTTATTTATAGGATATTATGGGACTACATAGGATTTAAAAGGATTATGTGGGATAGAATTAGTCTTAATGTGTGGATAGTTAAGACTGATTTGTTTTAAAATGAAACTCAAAAGACTTATTAACTTTTAAATTGTCTTTCTTTGTTTGTTGTTTCTTTTGTCTGTAGTTCTTATTTGTTCTTTGTTTGTAGAGTTTTCCTGCGTCTGTCTTTAGCCAATCTTTCCTTGTTATCATTATTATATTACTTATCCATTGTTGTGCTTGTTGTTGTCCTTTGGTCTATACCTTTAGAGATACTTTAAGAGATACACAGAGATATTCTTTTTTTTGCTCTCATCTAATAGTGTAATGTTAGTGATTAAAATATT